CCATATGTCAAAGGAATTTTGAGTGTCTGCCTGACTTCTTCATTGTTATCGAGACGATTGATATAGATGTCATTGAACACCGTACCAAATACGATGATATACTTTCTTAAGCTATCATGATTCCATGTTCTTCCAAACATTATACGTTACCTTCACTAAAAGGATCTACTTGTGTCCAGTCGAGGATACTATCTCCTTCGACTTCGAACTCGGTATTGTCTTCGAATGGATCACCAGCTTGTGTTTCGAAACTATAACCGCTTTGAATAATAGGAGCGCCATCTTGAGTGATAAGAATCATGCCATCTGAAGTCGTAATGTTGTACAGATCGAGGCTAAGGCTGAGATCTCTTTCGATGTTATCAATAGCAGCAATTCCGGTGTTCAACTGCTCGCCGCTATATTCAAACATTTCACAGACAAGATCATACATCTGAATCGATCCCATCTGATAGAAGACAGGAGTCTTATTGACATACTTGACATACATCAAGCGATCAGCCATCGGAAGATAGATAAGATCGCCTTCTTGAGGACGATCGATCATCTCGAGATTTCCAATCTCGTCCATAAAGTTACGAACAGAAACTGTAAATGTGACCTGATCTCTGATTTCAAGGCCGAATTTTGATAAGAACTGGCCGTCACCTTCATAGCTCTCATAGCTACGAATATACATGTCAATTAAATAGGAACCGTTGTACTGTGATAATGAATCTTCTTCATATACATCATCTTTTGCGATTAACGTGCGAGGACAATAGAATACGTCGTGACCATACATCTTAATAGACTCGAGAACCAGATTCTCGATTAAGACCTGCTCTTGGCTATTACTAAAGTTGTTGAAATAGAAGTTGGTCGACATGTATTATCCAATCATATCGAGAACCGGCAGAGAATAAGAAGAAATCATCTCGTCTTCGAGCTTTCTTCTTTCGGCTACGGCATCGTCGTAGATTTTCTCACCGTTAAATTGAACTCCTCCGGGTAGAGTCATGCCTGTAAACTTTGTAAGGTTTGAACCCCATTGTTCTTTGATCAGAGTCGTAGCATAGTTCTGAAGCCAACGATCGTTATAAGCATCTGTCCATGTTTCGGGATCGACTACTTCATAAGCTTCAACGAGCAAGAATTCTCCGACGGCGACCGTGTTCCAATCCATATCAACATGAAGTCGATCTTTATGACGAGAATAACGAATAGGCTGTTTACCGACAAGAAGTTCGTTCATGAGAGCAAGGTGTTCCATGACCATGTAGTATGGAACAAGTGACACGTTAGTCAGAGTATAGAGGTCGTTCAGCGCGATCTGATAGCGAATATTAAAGAGGTCGTCAGAGCGAATCGAAGGATCTCCCATCGAGAAGATGCTGACAGCGCCGATGATATTTTCTGGAAGAGTGATATACTTGTTTGTTACGTCAGTTGACGTGATAGCATGCTTGTAGTATACTCTTTCAGAACCATCAAAGTGATAGTCATACCAGTAACGAAGCGCTTCGTCAACACGATCATCGACTTGATCGTCGTCTACGTTGATTTCAATTACTGGCTTGCCTAACTTACGGAGACAGTATTCTTTGAACTCGGCTTTTGTAGTAGGAGTGGCCATGTAATCCCTCTTTTATTATATTTATTCTTAAGCTATTTATAAGCCGTATAAATACAACCAGTACAGTATGAGGACTTGAAATATTATGAATTTAGACTTGATGATCATAGATAACTTCTATATCAATCCCGACGCAGTCAGAGCCTTTGCTCTTACACAAGACTTTGGCGTCACAGGCAACTATCCAGGAAAACGAACACCTTCGTTCTTGACAGACGATGTCAAGGCATGTATTCAGCATTGGATGAATCCGATTGGAAAGATCACCAATTGGCACGAAGATTCGGGTTACACTGGAGCCTTTCAATACGCAACATCGATGGATAGAACGTGGATCCACTGTGATCACACGAGTATGTGGGCTGGTGTATGCTATCTCACTCCTGATGCACCGCATACCGCAGGCACCGGCCTGTTTCGACACAAAGAAACCGGAGAGTATCGAGCTCCAAAGAACGAGCACGAAGCATACGACTATACTAAATGGGACCGGGTCGACATCGTAGGTAACAAGTACAATCGACTAGTTCTCTATAGCGGCGATCTCTTCCATGCCAGCTTAGATTACTTTGGTAAAGATCTATATGATGGTCGTCTGTTTCAGACATTCTTCTTTGACACGGAGTATTCGCAATGAAAGTTTGTAAGGTAATATGGTCGACGAATCGTCTTGAGTATTTGATTCCTACACTCAAATCTCAGCGTGATATGTTAAACTTCGAGGGTTGTCAAGTTGAAGGCATCTTTATCGATGATATGCCAAAAGGTAGACATGACGGCACGATGTTCGAGCTAGCCAAGAATTTTGGCTTTACCGAGATCTTCTTACACCAGCAGAACATGGGTTTGCCATACGTATGGAATAGAACCTTCGAACTGTTGAGAGAACGTGATTATGATTACGTTTATCTTTCAGAAGATGACGTGACATTCAATCACCCGATTCGAATGCTCGACATGACTCAGATCTTACATGACTATCGTAACGTTTCTCAGGTGTGTTTGACACGACAGAAATGGTATGACTTTGAAGAGGAAACGCAGGCTTATGAAACAGACATTACGCTTGGAAAATACCGTGGCGAACTTTCTGAGGCATATTTTTGGAGTTTGGCAAGTGTTTTTCCTCGCACCATAGTAGATCTTCCTCATGCCGAATCAGTAGGCGAGAAGAACTTGAGCGAGTATGTTGTAGCGAAATCATTGCAGCAACTTGGTATGCAGACATGCAAATTGAAGACCGAAGAAGGCCATAACATCGTCAATCATATTGGAGAGTACAGCATCGGTAAGCGGGCTGAGCCAGGAGATCCTCGCTACGAAGACTTTGCAGCATACGATCCTGAAACGAAGTATAGCTCTCGACACGGAACTAAGTGGACTTAAGACTACAGTCGTCCCAGAAATTGATGAGTATACTCTTACGAGATCCACGTTTGACTTCGTTGATCCAATGGTAATATCTGCTTCCTTCGAAGTATAAGACTGCGCCTTCGAAAGGCTGAAAAGATTCATGAGTATATTTGAGTAACTCTTCCTTTAAACCTTCCGGAAGACTTTGTTCTTTTTCATAGTCGAGCCAACCCCTTTCAGAGATACAGAATTCTCCGCCTTCAAGATCGGTTACCTCTAAATAACACGCGATGGTAATTGGAGACATGAGTTCTTCTGGTTTTAGTTTTTCCCCAGCATTAATTCTATCTCGAAGTTTCTCATTAAAATCCACGTGAGGCCATAAATCTCCAGAACCTTCTTGAGATTGATACCAATATTCGATGTGGGTTTTATTGCAGTTAAACTGTTCTCTGTCGAGAAACTCGAGTACGGCTTCATCTGTTTTATTCGTAGGGGCATTACGATCAAAGTAATACATTTGCGAAGGTCTATTTAAACCCTCGAGCATTTTTAAGCGAAGATCTTCATCGAGAGTAGATCTATGAATAATCCTCGAGTTCCCATGGTACATTTTCAAATCTTTCAAAAATATATTTAACGGCTGTTTTATTCTTCTGAGATTTGCCAAAAGTTTTTAAGAAGACGCTTGACATTTTCTTATAAGAAGAAGCGTTGATTCTAGTTTCGCATTTTGCCGGATGATGAGAAATTTGCAACTCATCGCATATCTTATTGATATTGTCTTGCGTAAAAAAATCTTCATAGAAGAAGTAGAGAGGTTTTGCGAAAACGTTGTCTAGAGCTTCTATCGTTTCTCTGTATTTGCATGACATAAAATTAGTCATCACAAACTGTGAAGCGGGAGATTTAGCTAAAATCTTACCTCCTCCCAGACAATTCCAAGAAGACCACGCTCTTTGGATAGGATCTCTCATAATATAGACCGGCACTACTTCGATATCATACTTTAGTAAGCCGTTCTTTATAAGTCGAAAGACGTTCTCGCTCGAGCCTTCATAGTGTGTGAAGTCGCCTGTTACCTGATTTACATTTGAAACTGCTCGAAAGAAAGACTCTACGTCTTTTCTATATTCGTCTACATCCTCTAAGATAGGAACCAAATCATCTCTCTGAATGATATTCAGTTCTTTTCCCATATCATAGAATTCTGGATGGTTTCGAAAATAATGATATAGCCAAGAGGTGCCAGCTTTCTCAGCACCCACATTTAATAGAAACTTCATAAAGCTGGGGCGGTAATTACTATTCTAAAACCTGCCATTTCAGGATTTTCAAAATCTTCGAGGATTTCATAATTCCCAGATCCTGCCTTGTACTTTAAAAATTTGTATAAATGGGAATCTTTTGGCAGGTTGTATTTTATTTTTGTTATACCGATATCTCTATAAAATTGATTACGATTTTCGACAGTTTCTGCCAAATACAAATAATTACGAGAACCATCTGAGGTGGCTCGAGAAAAAGAATGTCTGCCGTCTAAGGTTCCATCTGAAGTAATATAGGCACTCACTAGTCCCATGTCAATTCCTGTATCTAAATCAACGTGCTTAAATAAAATATGCGCATCATGCGGCGTACGTGGATTTAATCCGGGCCATTCATTATCAAGTGCACTTTGAATTATATCTCTGACGCGATTTTTTATTTCTGTTCCTTGAAGACTATTATTTGTTGGCCAGTTCTTTTCGATAGAATCTAAACTGCCATCATAGATGCCGTCAAAATCGACTTCATCTAGACTATGAATTATTACATGATTGATATTCATCTCTTAACAACTCTCTTTGTGGCTATAAAATCTGCTACAGTATTTAGCCATCCTTCTCCGCTCGTATCGTAAGGATGATCATGATGCCACTTATGCCAATGTTCTCCTCCACTCATGATCCCATACCAAAATCCCATGTTCTTCGGCCCATTCTCATCGTGATTAAACGTAGAGAATGCCGCCGACCAAATAGAAAATGTGAAAGGTATGAAGTACAAGAAGAAGTATGCTTGAACTGAAACAAGTAATAGAAGGAATGGAAGTGTTAGCATTAGCCAGAAGTGTTCGTAGAACAGATTAGTGATCTTATTCTTACGAAGACGAACAACAGTGCGAATGTCTCCATCTTTAATTCCGCTCTCGTTCCACAATAAAGGAAACAACGTTCTCCATCCGATAATTGTATGAGGATGAGGATCCTTATGAGAGTCTACATATTTGTGGTGATTATTATGTGTAGCGCAAAACTCGACAGGCGAAGTAAAGGATCCATAAAAACCGAGAGCAGTGCCTATGAATTCCATAATAGGATTCATGGTATGAGTGCGATGACTATGAATCCGATGATACGTGATGACCCCGCCAACAGTTCTCATTAAGAAGAACATGGCAACTGCGGCAATCAGCCACGGAAGAGTGGCATAAGTGTATATTGCCCACGCTGCAATAATCGGGCATGTAAGCTGCACGAATGTAAGAACATATCTTCTATCAAATGTGTGTCCCATGATACCCGTCTATTTGTTTTATGATGGCTTCTTTTCCTGGATATGCATCCAAGAGAGGAGTTCTGGTCCCTGATACTTCGAAGTATTCTTCGTACCAAACTATTTCTCTAGGATATTTATCTAAGTAAGCTCTTATCGCCAAATAATCATTATGCATTAAGTCGACTTGATGTTTAATAGCATTAGGTTTTAATTCAGGATACATTTTTAATAAAAAGTTTGCAAAGCTTAGGTATGCATCTCTCATATTCTTTCGTAGCACTACGAACGACGCCTGATTAATCTTAAGATATGAATGTTGATTGATAAGAATGATATTATCTTTATTATAACTTAGAAGATCGGCAAATCTTTCCGGAGTAAAGTTCTCTTGATGGCGAGTTTCGTGCGCATCTGCTTTACGTGTATTCCCAATATGAATAGGATGTAACTCTCCAACAAACGTCATACCTATTTTTTCTTGAAGATCAAGACAAAACTTCGTGGCTCCGCAACGTGGGAGAGAACATACTATCATTCTTCGTCTTCACTCATGAAAAGAGTTTTAGGCAACTTCACCTTCTTCTTTGGTTTCTTTGATGCTGCAAGAATATCAACTCCTCCGATAGCATCAAGACTATAAGTCTTCGCGCGTTCTTCAATTTCTAAGTTAATGAAGTCTACACCGAATTCTTTATGGAATTCTAAAAGAAGATCTTCTCTGCAAGTTTCGAGATACTGCTTCCATCTCCATATACCAATTTCAGCGAGAATTTCTCTTCTTCGAGATGCTTTAGGATTTTCTGGCGGAGTTTTCGTATGCCAATTTCGAGTGTCCTCGAGATGATATGACACCATCTTACTATGATGGAACATCTTATATCCAGCCGCGTATGACATCATCGTCATCATTATTTCTTCTCCCTTGAAGAAGATCTTTGGATCTAAACCAACTTCATCGAGCCAATCGGTATGCGTGAAGAAATTTCCAGCCATAATATGGAATGCAGGTCTCGGCATATCAGTCGACGGAATATTATCTCCGTGAACATCTGGAATAAAATTATGCGGATCAATAGTGTAGTACTTTACTTGGCAAGCATCATTGACTTCATGATGAGGGCATGTTTTAATTTCCCCATCTTTTTCTTCGATCGTAAAGGATTTACACGAACCAGTAATGATTACTTTGTTCGTGCCAGCCATATCCATCGCTCTCTTATAATCTTCGACGAGAGAGCGATCCCAATGCATATCATGTAACATGTGAGAGTCGACTTGATAGATAAAGTCATACTCGTTTGTTACATTTAGCAAGTTAAGATATCTTGCCCAAACACACCCATCAGAATATTCTGGATCGATTCTTTTATAGATGACATCATCTCTACTTACAAGCACCGGCTCAGTGCAAGCCAAAGAATCCTCGAAGCGAGTCTGCTCGAAGATCGAATAGACTACGTTGTTTCTATTTGATTTGGTTTGCATCATACTCTTGATAGTATGAGGAAGTAAAGGATCTTGGTACGAGCATACTGAAACAAAAATGTTCATTGTTTATTCTCTTCTTTTTGCATATTAAATTTCTTTTTCACTCCCATAAACTTTCGATAGTATTGCTTATCGTCACCAGGAATGAGATTTGTAGTTTTATCTATCATCTCATCAGTAGCAGGACCAACAGAAGCAGTAATATCCTTGTTGAGGAAAGGAATTACATGTATTAAAGGTTCTCCGGCTTTGATATGAACGTTACATTCTCTCTTCGGCATACAGATAAAGTTTGTGACATGAAAGTTTTTATAATCTACCAAACCTGGAGTCACGTATAGATCATCAAGAAAGGTAGAGTGATAGAACGCCGGCATTAGCAGCGCGCTGATATTTTTTTGAGTAAAAATTTTCCAAGGAGATGGGAATAGAATGGCAGCAGGATTAATTCCAACTGGTGTAAAAGCACCATCTACAAACTTTTCGTCCATTGGAACCCCATTATCAAATCCACGATCTCCTCTTGGGCCCTTATCTCCGAGATACCATGAAGTGCCAGCTTTATTTGCCATGATATGAATATCTACCCATGCAGGAATGATATACCCGAATTGAGAATAATCTGCGATTCCTGGACACGCGGGCATAAGATGTTTGCCATACTTTTCTTGCTGAACCTTGCGAGTATTCGTTGGAACATCGACAGCTCGTTCAATAGAAAAGTTATGATAAGATAACTTCTTGGTATCTACGAATTCAATATCTTTCTTCGGTTTTAAAAAAGAAAACAAATCTTTCATTTTCTCGGTGCTCTCAGTTCTTTTGTGTATACGCTTCTGCGTGTGTTTTGCATCTTCGATATGAGATTGATCAGATGTTGTTCTGGTTCTTTCATATCTCTTATCGTAGGCTTCGATGGAACCGCATCACGCTTAATTGGAATTGCTACTACCAATGGAGTTCCAGCAGGTAGCAGCACGTCAGCATTTGGAGTATGCCAGATTGCAGGGAAATTGACTTCCTTTGGATATGTATCAGTATCGACCAATCCAGACAAACAAGTAAAATGACTTTCAAAGTTGTTAATCGGTGCTACAAAAAGAGTGGACCAACCTGGAGCAGTCTTTACAATCCATGGATTAACAAACTTCAAAGGAGGAGCAGGAAATCCTGGCGCATTTCTTTCTCCCAATTGTCGAATGTCATGAAACTCGCATACGTTGATTTGTGGAGAAGACGTGACTTCAATCGTACTGCAGTCATGATTTGATCTAACTGTCAAGTCGCCGATAAGAGGAATAACATAACCCAATGACATAGCATCGATCATTGGCATACATTTTTTTGCAGTGAAACTATGTGATCCAGTCCAGTCACGATCATCTCGCCCATCTGTAATGAGCGGAGGAATTCTCTTATACCACTCGGGTATATGTTTAGCTGCAGGTTTTGGGTGCGGTAAACTGGCTACGTCATCTCGATGACAATAAAACTCAATAATAGGTTTTTTCTTAAAAGGATTCCAACTCAACATTCTCTTTCACCCATTACCCATGCTACAAGACTTTTACGTATTCCTGACGTGATTGGCTTCACTCGATGTGGCATCCATGAAGCGAAGAATACGATATCACCTTTATTTGGTTTAAACGAGACTTTGTCTTCGAAGTTCCCATTATTTACAATCTCTAGCTCTCCTCCTTCATACTCGTTAGGATCTGAGAGAAGAAGAGATGCCGATATCTTTCTTATATATTTCTGCCAGCCAAACTCGACATCCCAGTGCCAAGTGTAGTGTTGATTTGGCCCGTATTTTGTATATTGAAAAGCTTCGACGCCTTCGATGTCATACATAAAGTGATCATAGTTGACTGCCGATACAATTCCAGACATTCTATTAAAGAGCCAATCGCTGTGATGATCATGATGGATCCATGAGATATCAGAATCACGCGTATGTGCAGGGGCTTCGACATTTTGCTCGAGCCCAACTTTACCTTTTTCAAATTCTTGGAGCTTTTCTAGGTCGATAATCATATCGACTTCTTCAGGAGTAAATCCTCCTGACCACACAGCAAAACAGTTCAATTGCTTCCCGTATTTAGGGATATTATATGGCATAGTAAATCCTTCTTCAATTCACCTATTCAATTGTTATTTCAACATAACCTCCAGGAGCTACAGTTACCGAATGTGATTGGCCATCTGGATAAGAATAGTAGCTTGCCTTCTGACTATTTATCACTGGTGCAGGTGTTCCTCCGGAATTTGATCCTGGGAAAGTAATACCAAGAGTAGATGATGAATTTCCTGGAACAGCTGGCGTAGGAGTATTGTAATTCTGAGGGCCGTTAGTCGCAGGGTTAAAGTTTTGCGGACCGTTAGTCGCAGGGTTGTAGTTAGCAGGTCCATTGGTTGGAGCATTGTAGTTTGCTGGACCGTTGGTTGGAGCGTTGTAGTTAGCAGGTCCATTAGCCACGTTGAAGTTTTGTGGACCGTTAGCTACGTTAAAGTTCTGAGGACCATTGGTTGGAGTATTAAAGTTCTGAGGACCATTGGTAGCCGGATTAAAGTTTTGTGGGCCGTTAGTTGCAGGATTGAAATTCTGAGGGCCGTTAGTCGCAGGATTGAAGTTCTGAGGACCATTGGTAGCCGGATTAAAGTTCTGAGGACCATTCGTGGCTGGATTATAGTTCGCAGGCCCATTGGCAACGTTAAAGTTCTGAGGACCATTGGTAGGTGCATTATAATTCGCGGGACCATTGGCAACATTAAAGTTTTGTGGGCCGCCGGTTGGAGCATTATAGTTTGCAGGACCATTCGCTACGTTATAGTTTTGCGGGCCATTCGTAGGTGCGTTGTAGTTAGCAGGACCATTCGTAGGAGCATTATAGTTAGCGGGACCACCAGTTGGCGCATTATAGTTAGCAGGACCATTCGTAGGTGCGTTGTAGTTTGCTGGTCCATTGGTAGGAGAGTTATAGTTAGCAGGTCCATTTGAAGGCGCATTGTAGTTAGCAGGGCCATTGCCTGGAGCATTGTAGTTTGCTGGTCCGTTTGAAGGAGAGTTATAGTTTGCCGGTCCGTTTGAAGGAGAGTTGTAGTTAGCAGGACCTGGAGATGGAGGACCAGGAGCATTATAAAAAGCCGGTGTATATCCATATTTTGGACTGACAAATGCATTGCTAGCTTTATTGCCCGGTGTGCCTGGAACTACGTTATATCCAGCCACGTTTCCTGGATTTACGTTGTAACCTGAAACGTTTCCTGAATTTACGTTGTAACCTGAAACGTTACCGGGAACTTTGTTGTAGCTAGAAACGTTTCCTGGAATTACGTTGTAACCTGAAACGTTACCGGGAACTTTGTTGTAGTTGGCTACCGGACCAGGATTGATATTGTAGTTGGCAACCGGACCAGGATTGATATTGTAATTTGCGACGTTGCCAGGAATTATGTTATAACCGGAAATGTTGCCAGGAACTTTATTATAAGTGCCAGTTCCAGGATAGATGATGTTATAGGTCGCTACAGGGCCCGGAATAATATTGTATGTGCCAGTACCTGGATAGATGATGTTATAGCCGGCTATATTACCAGGAACTTTATTATAAGTGCCAGTTCCTGGATAAATGATGTTATAAGTGGAGATATTTCCTAGTATGATATTATAGGTTCCAGTAGCATTGCCTGGCACGATGTTATAGTTTCCAGTAGCATTGCCTGGCACGATGTTATAGTTTCCAGTAGCATTGCCCGGCACGATGTTATAAGTTCCAGTAGCATTACCGGGAACGATATTATATGTGCCGGTTCCCGGTCCTGGAACAATATTATATGTGCCAGTTCCTGGATAGATGATGTTATATGTTCCAGTTCCTGGGAATATGATGTTGTAGTTGGCTACAGGACCAGGAATGATATTATAGTTGGCTACCGGTCCAGGAATGATGTTGTAACTGGCAATATTTCCAGGAATTACGTTATATGTGCCGGTTGCATTACCTGGAACAATATTGTATGTGCCGGTTCCAGGGCCAGGAATCAGAGCTGTGCCCGTTCCTCCACGACCAGAAACAAGAACGCTGTTTCTGCCGTAAGGAATAGAGATGCTGCCAGGACTGTTGAACTTAGTTGTTCCAGTTCCGGCACCACGCCACGTTTTCTCTAATGTAAACTTCGAACCACCACCAATACTCATTATGCGGCGCCCTTCACCGTCAGAGAAACAATCCAAGAAGTACCGCCATCATAAGTCATCAATGACCAAATGTCAATAGCATTCGCTGTTGTAGTTGCAGGAGGAGCAACTCCACCTGGATATTTACTTCCTGTCGGCCAAGTGATCGTGCGGCCGCCAGTAGCATCTTGTTTTGCTACGATCGTGCCTGCCCACATTCTTGTGCTTGGTGGAACACCCGTTGGAGAGATCGTTGTATTTCCAGTAAGTGTAAGATCCCAGAAGTTAGAAGCAACACAGTTAAGAGAGTATGTTCCTGTGACAGCTGCATTTGAAACTTCAGCTTCGGTATAACCTGTCAGAACGGGATTCGTGATGTTATTGTTTGCCATCACAAGATTTGCTGACAGAGTAGTTAGTCCGCCAGTAACACTAAACGCTCCGTTCCATGTAAGAGCACCGGTTCCAGCTCTGCCAAGTTTTACGCTGTTATCAGCATTACCGAAGATAATGTATCCGTTATTGGCACTTTGTTGTCCCATAATGCGAACAGAGTCAGCGATATTAACATCACCGAACCATGCATCATCTCCGATGCCAATATTTGTTCCACCGCCATTATTGGCAGTAGTTACTCTATCGAAGCTTCCGACACTCGTAACACTAATGTTTCCAGTAATCGTAGTGTTACCAGCGGCAAGCGTTGTGATACCGCTTACTGCTTGAGCAGCACTCGTAGACTGAATCGCAGTCGTTCCAATATACAGAGAAGGCAGACGAGCAAACGCTACCGTACCAGAAGTTAGATTCGTAGCATTCGCTGCGATCGCAATAGCATTCGTATAGGCTGCAGAAGCGTTGGCTACCATTGCAGTATTAGCAGTACCGATCTTTGTGTCTGTATAAGATACTGAGTTAGTATAAGCAGTCGCAGCATTTCCTGTGATCTGTCCTTGAACAGTAGCAAGAGACAACCCGCCAAAGTTTGTTGAGTTGTTAGCAGTTTGACTGAATGCAGTAGAATTGATAGTAGAGAATACTGTAGAGTTTCCGGCCTTTAACAGGTTAACTTGCAAGTTAGCATACGAGAACGATGCATCAGCTACGTTAATAGTATTATTATTTGCAACAGCAGTTTCATCTCCATATGTCGACATGAGGATGAATTCTTTTGTATCTGGACTACGAACAAGACCGGCGTGGTTTGTTGTATTACCTGATCCGCTGTAGTGGCCTGTGAATCCGATCCAAAGCAAGTCTGATGGGTTGTTCACTGCCAATTTAATCAGAGGATCTGCAACAGAAAGAGTTTGTACATTGGTAGAAATCAGGTTACCGGTAATTGTAAGGCTGCCGCCAACTGAAACAGAACCATTAAATGTACCGTTTGCAAAGGTTGGAGAATCGGTTGTTCTCAGATTTTGATCCATACGATATGGAAGACGGGCTTCAGCAAGAGTACCGTTGTTTGCATTCGAAGCATTCGCTGCAAAGACTGTCGCATTTGTGTAAGCGGCGCCAGCGTTGGCTATCATTGCAGTATTAGCAGTACCGATCTTTGTGTCTGTGTAAGATACTGAGTTAGTGTATGCAGCTGCAGCATTTGCAACCATCGCCGTATTTGCAGTGCCAATCTTCGTATCCGTATAAGATACAGCATTCGTGTATGCTGCGCCGGCTGCCGTTAATGCAGTTTGAGCATTTGTATTTGCAGTGATAGCTGCATCGTATGCAGTCTTGACATTGTTTGCAACAGGTACTAGCGTGACTGAAGTGTTGCTAATCGAGTCGACAGAAGGAAGACGAGCAAATGCTACCGTACCAGAAGATAGGTTAGTTGCATTCGCAGCGATAGCAATGGCGTTTGTATAAGCTGCGCTCGCATTTGCAACCATTGCAGTATTTGCTGTACCAATCTTCGTATCAGTGTAGCTAACTGCGTTGGTATAAGCAGTCGCGGCATTCGCAGTCATTGCAGTGTTAGCAGTACCGATTTTTGTATCAGTATATGATACCGCATTGGTGTATGCCGAACCTGCAGCATTGGCTGCGGCTTGAGCATTTGTATTTGCAGTGATAGCAGCATCGTAGGCAGTTTTTACTGAAGCAGCAGAAGCGGCAGCAGTCGTAGAAGTATTCGATACAGAGTCGACAAGAACTACTGCTCCGGCAACAGTTGAGTTACCAGATGGAAGACGAGCAGAGTTAACTGTACCAGATGTCAGATTAGTTGCATTGGCAGCTATCGCGATTGCATTCGTATAAGCAGTAGCTGCGTTAGCTGCCATGGCAGTATTCGCTGTAGCAATTTTCGTATCAGTATATGATACCGCATTGGCATAAGCCGTAGCTGCAGCTCCAGATACGTTAGCAGCCAAGATAGCTCCATCTGTATATGAAACTGCATTTGTGTATGCGGCCGCCGCTTTAACGTTCGCAGCTTGAGCATTTGTGTTAGCAACGATGGCAGCATCATAAGCAGTTTTTACTGAGGCAGCAGAAGCGGCTGCAGTTGTTGAAGTGTTCGCTATCGAATCAACAAGAATCAATGCGCCTACAGTTGTCGAGTTACCAGATGGAAGTCTTGCTGCGTTGACAGTACCAGATGTCAGATTAGTTGCATTCGCTGCGATAGCAATGGCATTCGAGTATGCATTTGCAGCTTTATTATCAGTATACGTTACAGCATTCGAATATGCATTCGCAGAAAGATTGGTCGCATTCGTGTTTGCAGTAATGGCTGCGTCATATGCAGTTTTTACAGAAGCTGCTGAAGCTGCGGCTGTTGCCGAAGTATTTGATACTGAATCGACAAGAAGTGTTGCACCTGCTACGGTAGCATTTGCTGATGGGAGGCGAGCAGAGTTGACTGTACCTGAAGTCAGATTCGTGGCATTCGATGCATACGTTTGTGTATATGTACGAAGATCAGAAGCAGAGTTGCCACCAACTGTCGCAGCATTCACAGAAGTAAGAGATGCACCGTTACCAGAAAAGGCAGTCGAGTTGATGAAGCTAGATACTGAAGTATTTCCGATCGCAATCACTGAGGTATTGACTGTGACGCCTCGAACATAGATCGAGCTATTCGTCGTATCTAAACCTACAACTGCAAACATTCCAGTACGAGAAATTTCACCATAGTCTGCATAGATTACGTTGGCAACAGTATAATTTTTTGAAGTAATCAGTTTATCATGAGATACTGCAGCATAATACGTATTGGTAGATTCTGTCAGGCTATCTGTAAATGAAAGTACAGTTCCTGTAAGAGTGGCAACATCATTCGCCTGAGAAACAGTTAAGTTACTCGTCGAAATGTTAACAGTATTTGTAACATTTAGAGCAAGAGATACGTTCACTGTCGCAGGAAGACGATTGAGAGAAAGCGTGCCAGTTGTCAGATTACTTGCATTCGCCGCAAAAGCAACAGCGTTGTTATATGCATTCGTTGATGATCCGGTCGCGACAGCTACGGCATTACCATAAGCATCAGCAGCTTTACCATCGGCATAGTTGACTGCATTCGCATATGCGTTGTCAGCTGATTGGCTAAGTGAAGTTGAGTTGATCGCAGTAGCACCGATGACGAGCTGACCGCTCGAAATTACAACGTTGCCTGCCGATACTGTTACGCCATTCGATACGGTTAACCCGTTCTTGACGCGAAAATTAACTGGTGTAGTCATCTGGTTCCCTATCCCTCAGATTTTATTCTATTTATACGTCAAGAGTAATTCTCTTCGTCTTTACTACGCTCGAAGAGTTTGTAGGAGCAACCAGCAGATTTACGTTACTGGAATTAATATTAGCACTAACATTACCAAGTGATGTGTTTGAATATACTGTACCGTACTCGGTTACATAGACTTGAGAACCATCATGAAGAAGCAAAGCTTCAGTGATATGATAGTCTGATCCAGCTGTAATCTGTATGTAATACTTAGCAGATCTATATTCTGCCTTTGAAAAAGAATCGACAATATTGTTTGCAGTAGTCGAAGTCGTTTGTGAATTCGAAGAACCTTCAATTACGTTTAATGCCGGAATCTGCGAGATAACTTGAACAACATCGCCTGCAATTACGTTCGATGTGAATGCAATTGCAGTTGAGTTAGGAGTCGTATAGTCTGTGGTGAAGAGTTGTTTCGAACCATTGAGGTATACACTCTCGAATCCGGATGTATAATAAAGGATCTGTGTTCCATCGTCCGCGCCCGTAATAACAGTAGTATTAGAAGAGATGGAATATGTATAAGTTGTTAGACTTGTATATACGTTCGATGAAGTTCCAGCTGGACCCCAGTAAACTGAAGTTCCATTCGATGTCAGTACTTCTCCGTTGGCACCAATCGAACTGTTAGCGATGACACCTGCGTTGAATGTAACGTTGGCATTGAAGATCTGCGTGTTAGCCCAAGTAACACTTAAGTTGGCATCGACACCTGGACCTTGTGGACCAGTCGGTCCAGGATCACCTTGTGCACCTTGTGGACCAGTCGCACCTTGAGGTCCAGTAATACCTGTCGAACCTGAAAGATCTGATACGTAAGAATATGTAGACCCATTCCACAAGTAGAGTCGTGAGTTTTCGGAGTTGTTTACGTTGCCAGTTTCAATAATAGCAAACTGACCGTTGGCAATTCCGGTAGGAGACGTGTCAGCGGTGAGAGCCGCAACTGAAGTATAAGTTTTGGCAATGGTAAATCCAAGACCGGTTGCACCTTGGGCACCCTGAGGACCTTGAGAGCCTTGAGCGCCTTGAGCTCCAGTTGCTCCTTGAGGTCCTTGTGCTCCTTGAGCACCAGTTGCACCTTGAAGTCCCTGCGCACCCTGTGCACCTTGTGCCCCGGTTGCTCCCTGTGCGCCTTGAGCCCCGGTTGCACCTTGAGCTCCAGTTGCTCCCTGTGCTCCTGTAGTACCTTGAGCACCTTGTGCGCCTTGAGCGCCCTGTGCACCTACAACATTTTGTAATTCTACGACAGAAATTACTGGTCCATCAGTTTCTCCGTACTGTGTGTTACCAGTAACAGAGTTAGATCTAATAGAATACGTGTAGGTTCCGGCAGGAGGAGTATCAATGAATTGAAGTGAATACGGAACGTTTTCGTTTCCGTTAGAAGACTCAAAGTGAGTCTGAGCACCGATCGGTGTTGAACCTCGATACAGTTGTAATCTACCCCAACCACCGGCAGAAAGAGGATTGGCATCACCCGCCGCGATGATTTGAATCGGACTACCTGAAGAGGTAATATTAATCTGCGCAATGACTGTTGGAGTGCCAGCGCTAATGTACACTGAAGGAGCAGCGTTTTGGGCCCAATTAACAGAGCCGAGAGTGGCAGTAGCAGATGTCCAGTATACACCTGTGCCATTCGAAGCTAGAATTTGTGTGTTGGAGCCTGAAGAACCGTTAGCAACAAGAGTTGTAACAGCGAGGCTTGAGAGGTTGGATCCGACTTCGAAGATATTATTCGATGCGTCTGAAGAAAAGACTTTACGATCGGCTAAGTTAATAGCCAACTCGCCCTTGTCAATAAAGGCCGCGTTTGCTGCGTTCGTAGTATTAGCTGTACGACCTGAGACTGTCGTACGCTTAAATTGAAATTTATTCGGCATTCCCAACCTCTATATAGAGTATGATAGGATTATATAATCCTCATGATATTTATACAGAGGAATCTTCTACCTGTTTTTTCTTTTCGTTCTTTTGCTTAAGAGCTTGCAGTTCTACGTTAGACTCGCTCAGCGCTCGTTCAAGGAGCGCCAAGCGAGTTTCTAACATTAAGTTTTGATTTGTAAGATCGTGTACTTTTGCAACCAATTTACTGATATATTCATTAACAAATTCAACTTCCATGATTAGAATGTTCCTCCATCAAGTGTACCATATACGACCGAAGTACCGTTCGACTGTAGAACGAAACCGTCTGTTGCAGCTGCAAGAACTGTAGTTGCTCCTGCGCCGTTACCTACAAGAATAGCACCAGCAGTAATGCTTGCTCTACCAATACCACCTGATGTCACTGCAAGAGGAGTCGAGAGTGACAGCGAGTTGGCAGTAATATTTACATTAAGCGTTGAGTTCGCTGTAAGCGTTACCGCAGTCGAGTTCGAAACCAAACCACCAGAAGTTAAGAATGCTTGTAATGTAGCAGTAGTGTAACCAACTGCGGCAGTGTCTACAGTTGTTGTAGGTTCTGTTTGAGAACCAGTAAAGAGCTTATAGACGCCGTCTGTAGCATCACGGAAAAGACCGGTAAATTTAGTTCCAGTTGCACCGTATTGGCCAAAAATACCAATATCAAGAATATCGGTTGTGCCGTTACCATTTGCAAGCTCAATCAGCGAGTCTTCAACAATAAGGTTAGTTGTATCGATTGTTGAAAGTGTACCAAGAACGGTCAGATTTCCGGAAAGAGAAAGATCTGTAATCGACAATGCTGAATTAACGTGCACACCAGTCGAGTTAACTGTGAGTGTTGAACCGCCGTTTACACGGACAGCATCAGTTGAGGTCGAGATACCGTTACCAACTCCAACATGAAGACCAGTAGCGTTAGCTACAAGACCATCAGTAGCTGCAATGAACACGCCTGTCGAGTTAGATACAAGACCGCCACCTGTACCAGCAAGAACATTAATTCCGGAAGAGTCAACAGAAATACCATTGGCTCCAGAAGCAGCCACAGCATCTGCAGATACACTAATACCGTTGCCAGCGGCGACGTTTAGAGTAACATCTCCGGTTGTGCCACCACCGGTTAAACCTGTTCCAGCAACAACCGAAGTAATGTCAGCGAGAGTATTCGACCAGTAAACAGATGAACCGTTCGAGTGAAGGACTTGACCAGCAGTACCAATTCCGCCGTTGGCAATAAGACCAGCAGTTGTTGCAATCGTTACGTTGGCATTCCAAGTTTGTGTGTTAGTCCAGTTATATGCAGCAGCAGTGTTGATCGATACTGCACCAGCAGGTTGCCAGAAAGTATTGCCTCCAGCATCAACTGCTAGAAGGAAGTTTGCGCCAGGTGAAGATACACCGTTCGCTGTAATATTTCTAACAGTAAGAACATCTGCCTTTACTGCATCGATAAAGCCTGTACCGTTAGCTACGAGAGCTTGGTTAGCAGTGAGCACACCGGGATTGAACTTACCAGCAATGGTGATTGATGCACCATTGGAACCGATGAACAGATGATCACCGTTTGCTGTAAAGGCCAATTCACCATTAGCTAATGACGGAGGTGTGGCTGTAGTTAACGATCTTTTGATCTGAATTAAGTTAGCCATCTTTCTTCCTTATTAAAAAGAACCGCCGTCTATGGCGCCGAGGTCCTCGATTTGTAGTTGTCTTACTTCATATTTATCTGTTTCAGAATTATAGATTAGAGTAGCTCCGTCAGTCACGTTGACCTCGGAAACATCTGCAATATCTTCAATACTACGGATTTCTTGAATTTGATTCTTCAGAGTAATAGGTGCGGCAGAAGACAATCTGCCGTTATTGTTTGTAATCTTGGCAACTAAACGCGATGTGCCTGGCATTACCTTGTAACTCCCGGTGTTACAGTGACTATACCTTCAACAAGACGCGAAATCGTTCCGGATCCGTCATTCAATTCACAGTCATATACATATCTTCCTGCAGCCACGTTGTTTGTAGCGTTAGCAGTCATCGAAAGAGTAACTTCACCTGTTACGGCAGTGATAGCAACATTAAAAGAATAGTAAGTTGATGACGTGTAATGCTTACGCATCTGTGCGGCACCTGTAAATCCTGTTAGATTTACGATGTTACCTTCTTCATCGGTGACATCGATCGTGGTTGCGAAAGATGTGCCTTGATCAATTGTAATGTTAGCTTTCAGTGCCACAGTTTTACCTTTTTGATACTATTTATTAGTCAAAATTCTGTTGATCAGATGATGTTGCAATTGCAAAGAGAGTAAATCCAGCTTGATACAATATATTAGAAGTATTAGATGTAAGAGCCACGTCATATCCTCCGCTTACACCAAGCGAGTTAGAACCTCCATATGAACCTCCAGAATATGCTACCACGGTAAACTCGCGGCTTTCAGTCATAGGCAACCACGTATCAAATGTGCCTTCGCGGACACGACTAAATCCATTTGCATTTCCGGGTAGCGTAGCTCTAAATCTTACTGAATAGTTAGAAGCTCCGCCACCGATCAACCAATTTTGCAATGGTTGAAGTCCTGAAGTAGAACCTGCTTGAGTATCAGAAAAGTATTCTGTGCCATCGAGTGTAATAGATCCAGTAGCTGAAGCAGCTGGACTCCATGATGTACTTCCTAAACCGTAGATTTTTCCGTCAGTATTAAATGTAATTCTAGAAAGTGCAGAAGATTGGTTGTATAAAGCCTGAGCTACAGCATTTCTTTCTGCATAAATCGTGTGATTTACTAAAGCAACAAGCTGAGATTTCGACTTGCCGCTAAAAGCGCCAATATTAATTGCACCGCTCGATGGAATACCACTCGTCCCAGCTGGGACGAAATTCGTCGAAGCACCAGCATAGTATTCACTCATAGAAATAGGATTAGAACCGCCGAATTCCGTTTGAATGCTAGATAAAGAAATACTCGAAGTTGGTACAGGCATTATCTACCCTCTATCTTATCATTCAGTTCTTTAATCGCTTCGATGAGTAAAGGAATCAGTCGTTCGTATCTGACAGCAAGTGTACCGTCTTCCCTCATAGCAACGATTTCTGGTAGAGCTTCTAGAACTTGTTGCGCAATAACACCGGCTTCACGAAGTTCAGGATCCTTTCCTTCAACTCCATCTTTCCAATTATAAGTGATACCTTGCAGTTTAATCAACTTATCCAGAGCCGACTCAATGACAGCAATATTAGTCTTCAAGGTTATATCTGAAGAAGAAAATGCTGTGATATCACCTGTTGCAGTGATAGCTCCATTGATAGTTAGACCAGCAAAAGTAACAGCACTCGTAGTGTTCAGTGTTTGGTTAGCGCCAGGTCCTTGTGGTCCAGTTGCACCTTGAGCACCCGTTATACTTGCACCTGCTGGTCCTTGAGCGCCTGTAGCACCTTGTGCACCATTCAAACCGCTAGGTCCTTGTGCACCTGTTGCACCTTGGGCGCCTTGTAAACCTTGAGCACCTTGAGGACCAGGAACTGTCGAAGCCGCACCTTGTGCACCGGTAAGACCTTGAGCGCCAGTTGGCCCTTGTGGTCCCTGAGCTCCAGTGGCACCCTGTGGTCCAGCTACAGTTGATGCTGCACCTTGCGCACCCGTTGTTCCTTGTGCACCTTGTGGACCTTGAATACCTTGTGCACCTTGAGGTCCTGTCGGTCCTTGAACCGAAGGTCCTTGTGGCCCTTGAGAACCAGTTGTTCCTTGAGGACCTTGAGCGCCAGTTGCACCTTGAGGTCCAGTTGGTCCAGGAACAGTCGAAGCGGCACCTTGAGCGCCAGTTGCACCCTGTGAACCCGTAGAACCTACTGGTCCTTGAGCTCCAGTTGCACCTTGTGGTCCTTGAGGACCAGCAAGTTGTGACCAATAAAGTACACCGTCAGCGCCGTTCGATGAAAGAACG